CTGGGGCTTTTTCTTATGCCTTTTACAGAAGATTTAGATACATTTTTTATAGATTTTAAAGACTCTGTTATCTACGACAATGCAGAGTACATAGCTTTTTTGGATCAACCTGACGAAATGATAGCTGATGGGGTTGTGTTAACAACTGATTACGAATTGACAGGAAAAACTAAAGATTTTGGTTCAATATTATTTGATGAAGTAATTCAAGTAAATGACGAAGATTATAAAGTTAGAAGTGTAAGAAAAATTGATGATGGTAGCTTATGTAAAGTATCTCTCACCAAAACTGAGGAATAAATGGCATCAAAAAGAGAACAAATTCTTGCAGCTTTAAAAACAAAGTTAACAGGCACTACTGGTGTGGCAAAAAGAATATATAGAAGTCGCCCAGAAGCTTTTGCAAAAGCAGAAACTCCAGCTATTGTTCTTGAACCTATTAGCGATACTGCTTTAGATACTAATAGTATCTATGAAAAAATAACGTGGGAATTTAGAGTTAGAGTTTCTGTAATTGTAAGAGGTGCAATTCCAGATAAAGTTGCTGATCCAACCAATGTCAGTTTATATAACAAACTTATGACAGATCCAACAATAGGAGGGTTAGCTATTGATATAAAGCCATCAACAGTTAATTTTGAAATTATTGAAGCAGATCAACCCGCTGGAATTATTTCTAACGAATTTGATATTGAATATAGAAGCTCTTATAACAATCTTTCAGCCTAACAACCCTGTTGGACTAATATATTAAATGAACAATAGATAAACTCCAATGGCATTATTGCAACGAAAACGAGTCATTCTAATTGAAACTGAATCTGGAACTTCAGAAGCAACTGTTGGAGCTACTGACGCAGTTCAAGTTATTGATTTGAATATCACACCACAATCAAGTGATGTAGTTAATAGAGATGTTGTTAGACCTTATTTTGGTGCTAGTGAACAGTTATTAGCAAACACTAAGGTTGAATGCACATTCTCAGTCGAATTTGCTGGCAGTGGTACAGCGGGTACTCCGCCCAGGTACTCAAAAGCCTTAGAGGCGTGTGGGATGAAAGAAACAATTGCAAGCGGAACATCTTGCACTTACAAACCAATGTCTACAGGTATTGAAACAGTTACTATTCATTACAACGTAGATGGTGTTTTACATAAGGCTATTAATTGTCGTGGAACATTTTCATTAGTTTGTGAGGTCGGAGCAATTCCGCGAATCGATTTTACCTTTACTGGTGAATATGTAGCCCCATCAGATTCTGCACTTCCAACAATTACTTATGGAGATCAAGCATCCCCATTAATATTTAAAAATGGTAATACATCTGGTTTCCAGTTATTAAGTCATCAAGGCTCACTAGCTTCATTTAACATGGATCTAGGAAATACTGTTGAATATAGAGAATTAGTAGGCGCAGCAACTGCTAAAGAGGTTCTCATAACTGATAGAGCAGCCTCTGGATCGGCGACAATAGAAGCTGTTGCATTAGGAACTAAAGACTTTTTTGCTGCATCTATAGCAGAAGGATCATTAGGAAATTTACAGTTTCTTCATGGAACAACTGCTGGTAACAAAGTTCAATTTACTTCTTCTAGAGTAGATATAGGCGATGTTGCTTATAGCGAAATGCAAGGTGTTGTTATGCTTGATATTCCTTACACTCTTGTACCAAGTACTTCTTCTACAGCAGCAGAAGGAGATGAATTTAGCTTAATCTATACTTAACAATTTGTATTAAAGAGCTAAAGTGTAGAAGTATATTTATTTCTACACTTTATGACTTTCATCAGAAAAAAGAAAAAAACTTTCAAATGGCCTGTAACTGTTAGAGAGCCTAGCGAAACCAAAGTTGGTGAATATGATGAAAACCACTTTATTGGCATTTTTAACAGATTAGATAGAGATGCATATGAAAAAGCATTAGCATTAAATGATGAATTTAAAATGCTCCAAAAAATGATTGTTGGTTGGGAGGATATAACTGATGAAGATGGCAATGAAATATCTTTTAGCGATACGACCTTAAAAGATTTACAACAAGATACTTATTGGTTAACTGCTGTAGTAAAAGCATATACCACTTCCCTTACTGATGAAAAAATAAAAAACTAAAAGAGGCAGTTCTATATTGGTTAAGTGGTGGTAAAGATATCATTGATGAAACCAATAAAGATGCAAAAGCATTTGGGATAGAACTGCCTCAAAAACAAGAAAAAAAAGAAGAATATTTTGAGGTTTTTGAGGACAATTGGATAGCGGTGCAAATGTTTGTAAAAGCACAGACGCAATGGCAAACATCTTTTGGAGGTTTCGTTGGATTAAAATATGAGATATTCTTAATGCAAGGAGGATTGTTTGACCTTTACAATATTAAGGATAGGACTAAAATTCTAGAAGAACTGCAAATTATGGAAAGTTACGCTTTGCCAGAATTAAATAAAGAGAGTAAAAAATAATGGCTAATACTGTTTCAGATATAATAATTAAATTTAAAGAACAAAATGCTACAAGGGTTGGTGCTGCTTTTCAAAGAATTTCAAGAGAAGCAAGAGCATTAGAAAAAACTTCTAAAAGAGTTGGTGATGTTGGTATTAAATTTTTAAGAAAAGAATTAGAAAGTCTTAGAAATGCAAATGTAAATAGTATTTCATCAATGAAAGCGCAAAGAAATGCGCTAATTGGTTTGCGTGATATGGCTGATGTTGCTGGTAATGAGTTTAAACAACTTACAGCAGAAATAAAACAAATGGATGCAGCTTTAGCTAAATCACAAGGTCAAAAAACTGGAAGAGGAGGTAGATTAGCTGGTATTGCAAAAGGTGCTGGTGCTGTTGCCGCTGGTGGAATTTTCGGTGGTGTAGAAGGTGCTGCTGGTGCTGGTATTGGATTAGCTATTTCTGGTGGCAACCCAGCAGCAGCGGCAGTTGGCGCGGCAGTTGGCGCACAAGTAAAAATGGTACGAGAAAGTATTGGAGAAATTGCTACTTATAATGCTGCATTAGAAAGGCAAAGACAGGCTTTAAGTTTAGTTATAGATAACAATGGTCAATATATTAAGTCACAGCAGTTTTTAGCTGAAACCAGTAAAAATTTAGCAATACCTCAAGATGTCATAGTAAGACAATTTACTTCTTTAACAGCATCAGTTAAAGGTGCTGGAAAAGAAACTAGAGATGCAGAAAAAGTATTTAAAGCAATTGCTGCTGGTATTAGAGGTACTGGTGGAAATTTAGAAGACATGAAAGCGGCCATGCGAGCAACTAGCCAGGTGTTCTCAAAAGGCAAAGTAAGCGCAGAAGAATTGAGGCAACAGTTGGGTGAAAGGCTACCCGGTGCGTTTACTTTATTTGCTGAGTCAATGGGTAAAACTCCAGCAGAATTAGATAAAGCATTAGAACAAGGTAAGGTCACGTTAGATGATTTTATGAAGTTTGCAGAAAAATTATTTGATACTTATGGTGAAAACGCAGAAATTCTTGCAGATAGTCCAGCCGCTGCTGGAGATAGATTAGCAACTGCTATTTCTGAACTTAAAGATAATTTAGGTGAACCTGTATCTGCAATTGGTGCAATGTTTCAAAATATGTCTACGACAATTGTAAATTCTATAAATGATGCAACTAATTCTGTTCAAAATAGGATGGCTGGTTTATTAACAAGAAGTATTTCAAAAAGAACAAGAGATATTGAAAAATTACAAGAACAAACTGATAAAGCATTTGAAGATTTAAGAAAAGCATCGCAAGGTCGTGCAATCACTTTAGATACTGGTAGTGCTTCTTTAGGAACTATTACTGTATCTGGACAAGCAGCAATTGATATGATGAGAGAAAGATATGAAGCAGCTAAAGCAGCGCAAGATGAAAATCTTGATAAATTGCTTGAAGATAAGAAAAAAAGAGATGAGATTTTAGCTGCAAATATGAAACCTGTAGAAATAAATGGTATGTTATTTCATCCTGTTACCTATCAGTATTTAGGTCAGGCTGACGGTAGTGAAGATCCTTCTAAAGCATTTGGTAAAGATACTGGGGCTGGAAGCGGAACTCCAACTGGTATTAGAGATGGCATAAAAGATTATTTTGACAGTATAAAAAGTGGTGCTGAAGAAGTTAGAGCGGTTGTCAGTAAAGCATTTAAAGGTATGGAGGATGCAATTGTTAATTTTGTTATGACAGGAAAATTAAATTTTGCAGATTTTACTAGATCGATATTGGCAGATATGGCAAGAATAATTGTAAGGCAAGCAATATTAAAACCATTATTAGGTGGTATTTTTAATTTTGGAGATGGAGGTGTTGCTAGTGGAGCAGCATCAGGTGGTGAAGTAACTATGGCAAGTTTTAATGCAATGGGTAATGCATATGGCAGAAATGGAATACAAAAATTTGCACGAGGAGGCGTAGTTCATTCTCCTCAAATATTTCCATTCAAGAACGGAATTGGCTTGATGGGCGAAGCCGGGTCTGAGGCGATCCTCCCGCTGAAGCGCACCAAACAAGGAAAACTAGGTGTTGAATCATCAGGAGGAGGTGGAGGTAATGTTGTTAATGTTTCTGTAAATGCTGGTGGCACATCTGCTCAAGGTAATACAATGAAAGCAAATCAACTTGGCAAAATGATAGGTGTTGCTATAGAAGCAGAACTTATTAAACAAAAACGACCAGGTGGTATTCTTTATACATAATGGCTACTTTCGATTCTTCTGGTGTTGGTTCTGATGTATCACCAAGTTATTCTCCACAATTATCAGTCGAAAATAATATTATTACTGTTGCTCTCGGAGATGGTTATGAGCAGCGTTTAAAAAATGGAATAAATGAAAGTAGAAGAACTTTTTCTTTATCTTTTTTAAATAGATCTGACACAGTAACTACTAACATTTTAAATTTTTTAGCTGATCCACTAAAAGGTGATAATGGTGCAAAAGCTTTTGATTGGACTCCTCCTTTTGGATCAACTGGTAAATGGGTTTGTCAAAATCCATCAGTTACTATGGTTGCACATAATTTAAATGATATTGAGTTGGTATTTAGAGAAGTATTTGAAGCATGACTGATTCTTTTATAAGTGAATTACAAAAACCTGACCCTAGTGCAATAATTCAATTATATGAACTTGAACTTGTTGAGGGGTTACATTATGCAACAGGTAATCCAGATAATGTTACAACTACATATCGTTGGCATTCTGGCATGACTGCTGCTGGTGCTGCATCAATTACTTTTAATAGCCAAATATATACTCCTATGCCAGTAGAAGCAGAAGGCTTTGATCAAAAAAGTGGACAAAATGATTCATTGGCACGACCAGTTTTGAGAGTAAGTAATTTATTATCAACCGTTTCTACTATTCTTACTGAAGTAAATAAAATAACTGCTGGAAATGATTTATTAAATGCAAAAGTTACAAGAATTGAAACTTTAGCAATGTTTCTAGATTCAGTAAATTTTATAAATCAAACAACAACTTTTGTCGTAACAGTTGTTCAAGATGGTGGAAATAATGTTTTTGCAATCGATGGTGCTGTAAGACCAACATTAAATTTATCAAAAGAATCGATTTACATTTTTGATCAAAGTGATAGTTCAAACATTAATCATCCTATTGCTTTTAGACAGACAGATGATAGTTCATATACTACAGGTGTAACATCAAACGGTACTGCTGGTTCTTATGGTGCAAGAACTACATTTCAAGTGTCAAGTTCAGCCCCTTCGGCATTAAAGTATTATTGTTCAATTCATGGTAATGGTATGGGTAATAACATTACGGTAAGTAATGCTTATGTAAATCCTACAGCTAATCCAAATGCTATAAGTAGAAAACAAATTTTTTTAGTTGATCGCAAATCTACAGAAAATAAACAAATAGTAGAATTTGAGTTAAGTGGAGTTATAGATCAACCGAATGTAAAACTTCCCAAAAGACAAGTTTTACCAAGGCAATTTCCTGGTGTTGGATCGTTTCATGAATAATTGGAGGATAGAAGCAGAAAAACACGCAGAGGATATGTTTCCTTCTGAAGTTTGTGGTTTAGTAGTAATTATTAAAGGAAGAAAAAGATATATAAGGTGTAAAAATGTGGCAGTCAATCCATATGATCATTTCATTATTGATCCTGTCGATTATGCTAATGCTCAAGATCAAGGTACAATATTTGGAATTTTTCATTCACATCCATATCAAACTCCATTTCCTAGTTCTGCTGATTTAACTGCTTGTGAAAATACAAAAAAAGTTTGGTATATATATGCTGTTGCATTGGGTCAATGGCATGAGTTTGAACCTACAGGATATAAAGCTCCTTTAATAGGAAGGCATTACGCATTTGGAGTACACGATTGCTGGACATTGGTAAAAGATTACTATGAGTCTGTAGGAATAAAATTAAGAGATTGGGAAAGACCTACAGATCCAGAAAGTTTTAGGTTAAATCCGTATTTTGATAAATGTTTTAAAGACACAGGATTTAGGGAATTAGAACCTGATGAGGAATTAGAACATAATGATAGTTTGTTATTTGCAATTAATAGTAAAGGTCTTAACCATGTTGGTATATTTTTATTGCCACAACAGATGGTTTTACATCATATAGAAGGTAGACTAAGTTCAAAGGATTTTTATGGGGAATGGCTTGTAAAATGTACTGGAAAGAGGTTGCGGTATGTTAAGTAAGTTAAAACTGTATGGAGAGCTTGCAGAATTTTGCGGCGGTCAAAATCAATTTGAAGCTGTTATAAATCACCCAATAGATGCAATAAGATTTTTAAAAGCAAATTTTGCTGGGTTAGAAAAACATATGTCAAATCAATTCTATCAAGTTTATATGGGTGATCATAATATTGATGAGGACTTGCTTGATTTTCCTAGTGGTGGATTAGATATAAAAATAATTCCTGTTGTGGCTGGTGCTGGAAATGTTGGAAGAATAATTGCTGGTGTTGCATTGATAGGATTAGCAATTATAAATCCTACTGTTGGATTTGGCCTGGGTCCACAAGGTTTAGCTGGAGGTTTTGCAACAGCTTCTGGAGCTTTTAGTCTTACTGCTTTAGCTGGAAATATTGGAATTTTGCTAGTCATAAGTGGTGTTGCTGGTTTATTAACACCTACACCAGAATTACCTGATGAAGAATCAGATCCTATAAAATCTTTTTCTTTTAGTGGGGTGCAACAGACTACCAGGGCTGGAACTGCAATTCCTGTGGTGTATGGAAAAACTTTGGTTGGCTCAATTCCTGTATCAACTAAAATTGAAACTAATGATATTGAAGAATGACTGATAAATTTATTGCTGGTTATGGTGGCGGTGGTGGCAAAGGTGGCGGTGGTGGTTCACGAACACCTTCTACTGATCCTGATTCTTTAAATAGTAGATCTTTTGGACATATTATTGATCTTCTAAGCGAGGGAGAAATTGATGGTTTAGTAGATGATGGATTTGTTAATCCTATCTCAGGAGCAACAGACGCTTGGATGCGTTCAATATTTTTAGATAATACTCCTTTAAAAAACGCAGATGGTACTGTTAATTTTGATGATACTATTGTACGAATTGAAAACGGAACCCCTAATCAATCAGTCTTACCTGGTTTTGAAAAAGCGGCTAATATTATTTCAAATCCACAAAGCGGAGTTGAAATAGATAGTACAGGTCAACAATTTGATATTACTGATTCCAGCGTAGATCAAGTTCAATTTTTAATAAGTGTTCCCACTTTGCAAAAAATTAAAAATAATGGAGATACATTAGGTACTGAATTTAGATTTAAATTTCAAAAATCAGTTGCTAATGGTGCTTTTCAAGATTTTTCTGTAAATGAAACAGTAGAACAAACAATAAGAGGTAGGACTGCTGATCTTTATCAAAAACAATATGTTTTTGATTTAACTGGAGAAACTTTTCCTGTCAGATTTAAAGTTATAAGAACCTCAGATACTGACACCACTTTTATGAATAATAATAGTGATTTTATTAGTCATTCAAGTAAATTTTATGTCACTTCTCATACATTAATAAAACATCAAGCTTCTGATTTAACAGGAACTTATACACATAATAATGGGAGTGGCGGTGCAGGGAAAATAGTTACTATCACATCATCTTCAGATCATTTGTTAGAAGTTGGAGACAGTATTGGATGTGAATTTAATAACAGCACTAATACAAGTATGGTTGTTGAAACAATTGTCTCAAGTACTGTTATTAGAGCGCAACACACTGAAGATAAAAACGTAACTGGTACTGTTACTTTTGGTCAAAGATTTAATTATCCAAACTCCGCAATTGTTGGATTAAGAATAGATGCAGAACAATTTAATTCTGTTCCTAAAAGAAGTTATTTAATAAAAGGTATTAAAGTAAAAATCCCAAATGGGGTAACGGTTGACCCAGATAATGGCAGAATAATTTATCCTTCTAATTATGTTTTTAATGGTACTTTAGGGTCAGCGCAATGGACAACAGATCCAGCCTGGTGTTTATTCGATTTGCTCACTTCTTCTAGATATGGCTGTGGAGATTTTATAAGTGCTAGTCAATTAGATGTTTATAGTTTTTATGCAGCATCTGTATATTCATCTGAACTTGTAACTTTCAAAGACAGATTGGGTACTGGTGTAGTTACTACAATTACAGAACCAAGATTTAGTTTAAATGTAAATATACAAACAAGACAAGATGTTTTCAAAACTGTAAATAGCTTATGCTCTGTTTTTCGAGCTATGCCATTATATGTCTCAGGTAGTATAAGTCTGATACAAGATAAAGCTGGAATCGATCCGTCTTTTTTATTTACAACTGCAAATGTAACACCAGAAGGATTTTCGTATTCTGGAAGCGGATCAAAGACAAGAGCAACAGTTATAGTTGTTAAATATTTTGATATTGAATTACGAGATTCAGCATTTGAACAAGTAATTGATAATGATGCTTTACTTAAATACGGTGCAATTACTAAAAATATAAATAGTTTTGGGGTAACTTCAAGGCATCAAGCAAGAAGACTTGGAAAATGGTTTTTAACTACTCTCGCCACCGAAACTGACATCGTTTCTTTTACAACGACTATTCAAGCTGGTTCTTTAATAACACCAGGTCAAATTATTGAAATACAAGATCCTGTAAAATCTGGAGTAAGAAGAGGTGGTCAAATTAGAGGAATACAAACTGTATCTTCAAATAGTGTTCTTACTATTGATGATGTAACTGATCTTCCAATGTTAACTGGAGGATTGCTTGAAACAATAAGTGTAATTTTGCCAGATGGACAAATAAGTAAAAAAGCAATAACAAATATAAATCTTTCAGATAAAACCATTACAGTTAACGGTAGATTTCAAAAAAAAATAAATGATTCAAGTGGAAATAAACCTTTTTTAGATAATACAAGACAGCCAAATCCTGTCTATACCGATACATTTCAAAATACAGATCCTAATGTTGGGTCTTTTTGGATAATAGAAACTACTGGTACAAGTGCAGCAATAGAATCACAGTTATATAAGGTTATAGGTGTAGAAGAAGGGGATGATTTTACCTATGGTATAACTGCTGTACTTCATAACGAATCAAAATATGCAGCAGTAGAAGAATTAGAAACTTTAAAACATAGAGATGTAACTAATCTTGATACAGTGCCAGCAAGCCCTAGTGATTGGGCTACAGATACAGGTAGTGTTACATATCCAATAGAGCAATTATATAAATACAGGGATCAAGTAAAAGTTCGTGTCTTATTAGCTTGGAAACCTGTTTTAGGTGTTAATAGATATGAGGTTAGATTTCAAAAAGATTCAAGTGGTTTTCAATCTGTAGAAATACAAAATCCTACTTATTCTATTGATGATATAGCTGTAAGTACATCATCAGGTGCTTCAACATTTGATTTTGAAGTTAGAAGTATAAGTGCATCAGGTAAAAAATCTAACTCCCCACTTACAAAAACAAATTTTCAAGTAGTAGGAAAAAATGCAAAACCATCACAAGTTAATTCTGATTTTGCAGCATCATTAGATCCTAATTTAGGAGTAGTTTTATCTTGGACTCCGATAGTTGCAACTTATCCAACATTTGCTGACTTAGATATAAGAGGTTATAAAATTTATGAAGGCACATATGGTAGTGGCAATCTTTTAGGAGAATATAAAGCTACATCCGTTGTTGTACCCACGCTACCTTCAAGTAGTAATGTTAGTCAAAGTTATTCAATAAAAGCGGTTGATGATGATGGCAATGAAAGCCAAAATGCAAGAATAACTAGTATTTCATTTGACAACCCTAATACACCGACAACATTAAGCGGTTCTTATCAAGATGATAATTATATTTTAAATTGGAATGCATCTGTTATTAGTGGAAATAGATTTGCAATTAAAGAATATGAAATTAGGCAGGGCGGTTCAGTTATAGCTACAACAAATTCATTAACTTTTACTTTGCCTGTAACATGGTCAACAGATCAAACATTTGAAGTAAGAGCTAGAGATATTACAGGTCGAGAAAGCACTGATGCAACACTTACTGCTGTATTTAATAAAGCTGCTGCACCAAATATCACATATGTTTATGAAGGGTCAAAAATAAGACTTACTTGGGCTAAACCTACTGAAGGTGTTACAAAAATTAAGGATTATGTTATTAAAGCTAGTGCTACTAATAATACAGATTTTAGTGTTGCTGTTGATGTAGATGTTATAAACTCAGAAAGTTATTTGTTAGACGTTGATCATAGTGTTTTAAATACATCAACATCAAGAAGATTTTTTGTTGCAGCTAGAGATGCAAATGGAGTTGTAGGAAATATTGGTCGTACTGGTATTGCTAATTATCCTGATGTATCTGTAACTTCTCCTCCAGCACCAACAAACTTAACTGCTGTAATTAAAGGTGCTAGTGCTTTTGTCAGTTGGGATGAAGTTCCTATCGCTACTGTTAGCGGAAAAATAAACGGATTACCAATCGCTTTTTATAAAATTTATAGAGAAAATGCTGGTGCAACATCTGTTGGTACTGCTGATTTTCAACAAAATGGTACATCAATAACAGAAGAGGTTACTTGGACAGAAGCTACACAAAAATATTTTGTTCGGGCTGTTGATATAAATGGTAATAATGGTGTATTACAAGATGTTGATTTTACTGTTGCTTTGCCATCTGCTGTTACAAATTTAGTTGATGAAGTTATTGATAATAACGTACTTTTAAGATGGACAGAAAGTTCTGTTGGGGTAGATCAATTACCAATTAAACATTACAACGTATATAGAAATAATTTAAGTACTTTAGTTGGACAAAAATTAGGAACTTTTACAACAGTTTTTGAGCAAGTAGGAGGTCAATTTGAGTATATTTTAAGACCAGTTAACACGGCTGGAAATGAAGGAACACAAAACTCTGTTACAGCAGAAGTTAATCAACCTCCTGATTTCGTGTTAACACAAGATTTTGCAAGTACATTTAATGGAACAATCGTTAATGGATTTGCTGATGGTGGTGGATTATTCTTTTGTATTGATTCAAGTAGAACTTGGAGAGAACATTTTGACCCAAATAACAATGATACGTCTAGGACTTTTGGTGTTTATGGCTCTTCCACTATTTATGCTTTACCTAGTGAAAACTCAGGCAGTTACGAAGAAGTTATAGATACAGGAGCTACAATTGATTCAACTAGAATAGAAGCAAGTATTGGATTAGTCTCTGCGGAAACAGTTGGATCAGGATTAACTATTACTCCTCATATATTTACATCACCAGATAATTTAACCTTTACATCTAAAGGTTCTGGGAACACAAATGTTTTAGGGCAAAATTTTAGATATATAAAGATACAATATTCATTTGTTGGAGCTAATAATGACGATTTAATTAAAGTTAATAGTATTCGTGTTAAAACATTTTTAAAACGTAAAACAGATCAAGGTAGAGTAGATGTAACTGCTTCAGAATCTCAAGGTTCTGGTAAGCAAGTTACGTTTACAGAAACTTTTATTGACGTTAGTGCAATTCAACTAACAATACAGGGATCAAGTTCAAGTGCAAAATATGCTATTTATGATTTCATAGATAGCGCAAATCCACAAAATGGGTTTAAAGTATTTTTGTTTGATAATAATGGCAACGGTGTTGCTGGAACTGTAGACTTTACTGTAAGAGGAGTTTAAATGGCCGACTTTACAAAACCAGCTTTAACAAGCACATATACAAACTTTATTACTGAGTTAAAAGGTAGAGATGATGATATATCATCTTTATTTTCTAATGGTTCTACTTTTTCTGGTACTTATCCAGTAAGAGCAATTAGGTGGAATGAATCAAATGGTTATTTTGAAAGACGTAACTCAGCTAATAATGCTTTTGAAAGGTTAGAAGGTGCAAGCGGAACTCACAAGTTTGTAAATTTAGAAACAGGAGCGTTAACAGCTACAGGTGCAACAATAAATGGTAATGCAGCTTCAACTGGTCAAGTGCAAGGGGCAAGATTTAATGTTACAGGCACAACAGCCCCTGCTAATGGATTTTATTTGCCAGCAGCTAACGAAGTCAGATTTACTACAAATAGTACTGATCGATTAACTATTGAATCTTCGGGCGAGGTAGGAATAGGCACAGTTGACCCTGCTTATACTCTAGATATTACAGGAACTTTTAGATTACAAAATGGTACAAATGATAGTTATCTAGAAGTTGGAAATGGTGGGTCAGGCAACAGAAATGCTCATATTGATTTAGTTGGTGATGCGACATATACAGATTATGGTTTAAGAGTGATTCGTAAAAATGGAGGAGCTAATACAGAAAGTGAAATACTTCATAGAGGTACAGGCGATTTTAATATCATTGCACAAGAAGCAGCAGATACAAAGTTTTGGACAAACAATACAATTAGAATGATTATTGATTCTGGTGGTTCTGTTTGTATTGGAAATGATACAAGCCCAGATGATAGATTGCATATTAAGCAAGCAACAAATAGTGCTGTATATATAAGAGTTCAAAATAATGATGGTTATGCAAGATTTGGTACAGATGCAAATGACTCATTTATAGATGCAGATGTACACAATTTAAGAAATAGGGCTGGCTCGTCAACTTATCTTATATCAAGTAGTTCTTTGTTTGATATAAAAACAGCAGCAAAGGTAAATGGTGCTTTAGAAGTAACTGGAACAATTACAGGAAATATTGCAACTGCAACAACATTAGCTACAGCAAGAACTATTGGAGGTGTAAGTTTTGACGGCTCTGCAAATATAAATTTACCAGGGGTAAATACTACTGGTAATCAAGACACAACAGGAACTGCTACAAATTCAACTCAATTAAATGGTAAGGGATCTTCAGCATCAGGTAATAGATGGGGTGTTGTACCTTTTGTTAGTTCTACAGGTTTCTTAGAAGTAGGTAAATCAATAGAT